TAAATCTCTTTTTTTTTTAATTAAAAGTCTTTTTTTATTTTTTATTTCCGTCTCAATTTGTAATAATTGTAAGTCTCTTTCAGCCAATTGTACCTTCATACTTATTTTATTAAGTTATTAAAATTTTACAAATTTTACAAATTTAATATATATTATGAAATAAATATAAAATCTATAGTATATATAACTTTAGGATGTCAAAGAATACTACAGAACCCTTGTTAATGCCTGACGATAACAGATTTGTAATGTTTCCAATTAAATACCAAGATATATGGGATATGTATCAGAAACAAGTTGATTGTTTTTGGCGCCCTGAAGAAATCGATTTATCGAAAGATTTAACTGATTGGGAAGCTCTCGAAAAAAATGAACAATATTTTATTTCTATGATTTTGGCTTTTTTCGCCGCATCGGATGGAATTGTCTTAGAAAATTTGGCCGAAAGATTTATGTCGGATGTTCAGGTATCGGAAGCAAGGGCGTTCTATGGGTTTCAAATAGCTATGGAAAATATTCATAGCACAACCTATAGTATCCTAATTGAAACATATATCAAAGAAAAAGAAGTTAAACACAAGCTATTTAATGCCATTTCGAATTTCCCTTGCATTAAAAAGAAGTCCGATTGGGCGCAAAAATGGATTCACGATAAAAGATCCAGTTTTGCGACACGTTTAGTCGCGTTTGCCTGCGTTGAAGGTATATTTTTTAGTGGGGCTTTTTGTAGTATTTTTTGGCTTAAGAAACGCGGTTTAATGCCTGGTCTAACATTTAGTAACGAATTGATTTCACGTGATGAGGCTCTGCACTGCGAATTTGCTGTTTTGCTGTACTCAAAACTTATTAAAAAAATGGACAAAACTCGCATTCACGAAATTATTAAAGAAGCTGTTGAAATTGAAACGGAATTTATTTGTGATGCATTACCGTGTAGAATTATTGGAATGAATGCTGAGCTTATGACGCAATATATTCAGTTTGTCGCCGACCGTTTATGCGTTCAACTTGGTTACAAAAAGATTTATAATGGTAGGAACCCGTTTGATTGGATGGAAATGATAAGTCTAGAGTCTAAAACGAACATGTTCGAGAAATCGATATCTGAATATGCTTTGGCAAATAAAACAAGTTCTGTTAACGATTTTGAGTTTACGAATGATTTTTAGTAATTTGAAATGTTATAATGTGTTATAATATGTTATAATATTTTAACTTAAAGACAATTTTATATTAATAATTATAATGCCAAAACATCAAACGGATTACTCTAAAACAATTATTTATAAAATTTGTTGTAAAGATCCCAATATAACTGATATTTATATTGGTCATACAACTAATTTTATTCAAAGAAAAAAACAACATAAAACGGCGTGTAATAATATAAATTGTAATATATATGTATACCAGTTTATAAGATGTTATGGAGGATGGGATAATTGGTCAATGATACAGATAGAAGAACACAATTGCAAAGATAGAAGGGAAGCAGAATCTATTGAACAATATTGGATTGAAAAAACAGGAGCATCATTAAATAAAAATAAACCATATGCTATGTGTAAAGAAAACCCCCAATTATATAAAAAAAATTGGTATGAAGAAAAAAAAGATTATGTTTTTGAAAAGGCAAAAAAAAATTACGAAGAAAATAAAGAAGAAAAAATTGAATATCAAAAAGAATACGCACAAGAAAACAAAGAAAAAATTTCAGAATATCAAAAAGAATATATAGAAAAAAATAAAGAAAAATTATCCGAACAAAAAAAAGAATATAGAGCAACACATAAAGAAGAATCCGCCAAGGCACAGAAAGATTGGAGAGAAGCGAATAAAGAAAAGTTAAAAGAAGAGAGAAACCAAATTATTCAATGTGAATGTGAAAATTCATATACATTTGGAAATAAAAATAGACATTTTAAATCAAAAATTCACCTTTTATATTATGAAAAAATAAATAATCCAGAAAAGTTTTGTCAAGAGATTAGCGAAGAAGAAACGTTGAAACAAAAAGAAGAAAAACGACTTAAATTAAACCAACAACAAAAAGAATATAGACAAACCCATAAAGAACAAATTCAACAATATAAAAAACAGCATTATGAAACGCATAAAAAAGAAGTTTTGGATAAATATAAAATATATAGAGAACAAAATAAGGAAAAAATAACAGAACAACAAAAAATATATATTGAAGAAAATAAAGATAAAATAAGGGAGAGAAAAAATGAATGGTATCAAAATAATAAAGAAAAAATACTAGAAAAACAAAAGGAGTTGTTTATTTGTGAATGTGGTTCTGAAATTCGCAAGTCAAGTATACGTGAACATCATAATAGCACAAAACATCAACATTTTATACAATTAATTATTGTCTAACAATTATTTCAAATTTCTGAATATACTTTGACAAATAAAACAAGTTCTGTTAATGATTTTGAGTTTTCAAATGATTTTTAGAAAGAAATATTTTACCTTTAATAATATATATATATATATATGACAATGAAGATAAATAAAACAAGAAAACAAAAACGACAATATAAAACAAAAAAACAAAAACGACGATATAAAACAAGAAAACAACACCATTTTAATGCAAAAGGAGGAGTTAAGGAAATTATCGATATAAGCAAATGTCACATTGAAATTTATTATGGAGCTACAATTTATAAAAAATCACAAACAGCTATTGATTATAGAGCTGTTGATGAATCTAAAGAATTACAAAATAAATTTAAATCATATATAGAACAATTGATGGCCGATGATAACGAAATGGAAGTTCGTGTAGGAGTAGATGAAGAATTTGAAACAAAATTAACCGCATTAGATGAAAATATTTGTGAAACAACACATAGGGAAGGAAGTTTAGCAAAAAAGGAAATATCGAAAATACGTGATAATATGTCATCTATTCATGGAGATAGTAATAATATATGTTTTTTATTGTTTTATTTAGATAATATTATAGGCATTTGTAATATTAGTTTACCATTATTAAATGATGACGAAAACAAAATATATATAGAATATTTATGTGGTTCAAATTACAAATATGCGGGAACTATATTGCTAAATATAGTTAAAAAATTATTTTTTATAGGAGATTTTGAAAAAATTTCATTAATATCATATAAAAATTCTATTGAATATTATGAAAAAAATGGATTTATTATAGAAACGATGACTCGGGCTGGCACTCCTAAGATGATATTTCTAAAAAAATTAAACCCTTGAAGATTTATATAATATAACTATATTATGACATAAATATATAATAAAATGTTATATATTTATGATATCTTCAAAATTATGTGGAGGTTTAGGCAATCAATTATTTCAAATTTTTACGACCATTTCTTATGCTATAGAAAATTCAAAACCTTTTTTCTTTTTAAATAATTTCCAATTAGGTAACGGTTCCAACGGGTCAACCATACGATATACTTATTGGAATACATTTTTGTCAGCTTTACATCCGTTTTTAAGAAATATAAATGAAATACCACAATTAACATATATAACAGAAAATGACTTTAAATATCAAGTACTACCTATAAATTCAACAAGTACTAACACTTTGTTAGTTGGTTACTTTCAAAGTCCAAAATATTTCAATAATTATAAAGATACTATATATAAATTGTTAAAAATTGATTTAAAGAAATCAATCGTAAAAAATAAGACATCCATCGATTTTAATCAAACAACTTATATTTCAGCGCATTTTAGATTTGGGGATTATAAAAATTATCCAAATATATATACATTATTAACGGAAACATATTATACAAATGCATTAAATAATATATTAAAAGAAAATGGGCTTAAAGAATATAATGTCTTATATTTTTGTGAAAATGATAGCGTAAATGAAGTAAACGAAATAATTGTTAGTTTAAAAAACGATTTTCCACAAATAAATTTTATTAGAGCAGATCCACAATTAGAAGATTGGGAACAAATGTTATTAATGAGCCTGTGTCAACACAATATAATAGCAAATAGCACATTTAGTTGGTGGGGAGCATATTTAAACACAAATTCAGCAAAAATAGTATGTTATCCGGATCAATGGTTTAGTCCAGAGGCTAAAAAAGATACATCAGATTTATTTTTAGATGATTGGAAAAAAATACCAATAATATAATTATTTTTTATTTTTATTTATGGTCACGTGTTTACTAACATTTGATATAATTTTATCAATATTTTTATCCGTTTCTTCCTTATCAATACCACACATAGAATTACTTAAGATTTGCAAATATAGGTTATTTTTCTTTGAATCTGATTTTTTACAGTCAGGATATAGTTCACTCCATTTAGATATTTGTTTTATATTTTGGTTAGCAATCACCTTTATCGCATTTGTTAGTATAGTTTTATTATCATCTTCTTTATTCCAAATATTATTATGTTTAATATATAATATTTGCCTTTTATTATCAGAACAATGAATAGGTCTGTCATATTCTCCTAATCGCTTAAGATTTTTAAGAATAATATTGGATATACCTTCAATGTAACCTTTTCGTCCGGTGTATTCAAGGTCTTCCAAACTTAATTTGATGCTATCAACAAATTCATCGATATTCATTGCATTTTTACATGTTTCATTTAAATAAAAACTCAGGTTAAATGTGTTGTTATTTTCCGAATTATTAATTTGAGTATTGTTAGTTATATTAGTGTTAGTATTGTCACAGAGTTTATTAATTGTGGTGTTTTGTTGTAATATAATATTAGTTAATTCTTTGTTTTGTTCGATGATTTTTAAGACTAAGTCTGGTGTGATTTCGTTATTGGATATTATTTTATCAGTTTTATGTAGATCACAACTTTTTTTATGATTTGACAGACCTCTATTATATTTATAAACGTTACCACATATACATTGAAATCCTTTGGATTGCTCATTTTGCTCATTTTCCTCAATTTTTGCCGCTGAAAGCCTTTTTTTGTGTTTTCCAGTTAACATATGACGATCATAATTTAATTTTCGTGACGTATTATAGTTACACGTTTTGCATAAAAATAAATTACTCAATAAATACTCATTTTCCTCAATATTTGCCTCTTCAATTTCCATAATATACACAACTATAAATATCTTTAAGTTTTTATATAAATATATATTTTTTTTATCGTAATACTTTTTTTCGTTAAAAAAACGTAATGAGAGCATTATGGTGACAATTGGTATTCTCTGTGTTTTTTTGGAAAAGTCATTTAGGTTCTCAATATTGGACAAAATAAATGTCCATTTTTCAAAACCTAATTTACTTTTGGCTTTTTTAAAAAATCCAAGAATATAATATATTAAAACAACTTAAAGAACCGAAATAAAGTATTTGTAAAACTACTTAAAGAACCGCCGATTTATCAATGATAACTTCTTTCGCAATATTGCTGATGATTTTATCAATATTTTTAAAACTTTCTTCTTCTGTTGATCCATTCATCGAGTTACTAACAATTTTCAAATATAAATTGTTTTTCTTTGAATCTGATTTAGTGCAATCAGGATGTTTATCACGCCAGTTTTGTATTTGTTTTATATTTTCATTCGCAATCACCTTTATTGCCCGTTTAAGTATTGGTTTATTCTCATTTTCTTTTTGCCATTCATTGTTATCTTTAATATAAAATACTTCACGTTTCGCATCTGAACAATGGATTGGTCTAAAATCTTGCTCCAAATTATTAAGACGTTTTAAAATGATATTCGATATACCTTCAATATAACCTTGTCTCCCAGTATTTTCCAATTCTTCTAGATTAACTTTGATTGAACTAACAAATTCATCAATGTTCATAGCATCTTTACACGTTTCATTTAAAAATATATTCAAATTAAATGTTTTGTTATCATTGTTAGTTGTTTTGTTAATATTTGTTATATTGTTATTGTTATTGGTGTTGTTAATAATTCCATTCTTAAGTAAATCCATTAAATCTTTATTTTGTGTTAGTAATAGATTAATTATACTATCTTTATCTTTTGCATCATTTACTATAGGTTTTTC